GGTCTACACGGTCTGGAACAGCAGCGCCTACTTGCAGACGGCCGTGAAGAACAACAGCGGCACGCAGCTGGTGCTGCTCAACCCTGGGCAGGTGGCTGTGTGCTACCTGACGGACAACAGCACGCAGAACGATGGCTGGCTGATCAAGACCTACACGGGCAGCGCGAGCTCGGCGCAGACCATTGCAGTCGACGAGTTCCGTATCGAGTTTGGCCCTGGCCTGAACCTGTCAGTAAACATCCGAACCATGTGCGACCAGCTGGGCTACGCAGGCACCAACCCGGCGCGCGTGCAGGTGTTTGTTGGGCCACAAGGCAGCGCGACGGTGGGCGCAGTCGGCAGCAATGTCACGACATCGCCGGCCATGGACACGGGCACATTCCCAGCAGGCAGCGTCATCATGCTGACCGTGTTGGACAACGGCTACATTACAGGCCGCGGCGGTCGCGGTGGCACGGGTGCGCCGATCACGGGTGGCACGCCTGCCAGTCCGACCTATGGCACGATCACGACAGCCGAGGACGGCGGGGACGGCCTCTACGTGCGCACCACGACGATCCTCTACAACTACGGCCGAATCCAAGGCGGCGGCGGTGGAGGCAGCGCAGGCGGCGGCAGCGGCATCTACAGCGGCCCTGGCGGCGGCGGTGGCGCGGGCTACAAGTTTGGCGGGCGAGGCCCGTCTGGCACCATCCCGGTAGGCCAGGGCTTCGGCTACGGCGGCAACGCGACGCCCGGATTCCTCAACCAGCCCGGACTGGGCGGCGGCGTCAACAACGGCGGGCCAGCCGGCACTGGTGGCACGGGCGGTGAGCCCGGAGCGGCTGGCGGCGACAGCAGCGATACGTCAGGCGGGTTCGGGTCTGGCGGGTTCGCGATCAAGGTGGCCAGTGGGACCACGTTGACCAAGGTTGTCGCGGGCAACATCGACGGCAGCGAGGGCACGATATGACGACGCGACCCGGACGCATGGCCGAGGACCTGCTGCGCTACAACCGCGGCAAGCATCTGGCGCACTGCCTGCGCGTCGTTGCGCTCGACAGCAGCGAACTGCTGTTCACAGATCACGACCGCAAGATGACCGTCGAGAACCGCACATACTTGCCCATCGTGCTGGGCAGCCTGAGCGCAGACCGACGCGAGGGCGGCCTGCGGGCTGGCGACCAGGACGTTCGCGGCATCATCGACGGGGCGACGATTACGCTGCCTGAGCTTCAGCAGCAGAAGTATCGAGGTGCCACCGTGCACTTGACCGTCGTGGACTGGTGTCGGCCAGCCATCGTCTACAGCCGGCACAAACGCATCATCACGCGCATCGTGTTCGACGGGTCCAACTTCGTTGGCACCATGGAGAGCGTGACGCAGAAGCTGCGCCGGCCAACGGGTGGCCGTTTCGGCGGCTACTTCTCGCAGACCTGCCAATACGAGCTAGCCGGCCCGTTCTGCCAAGCGGACATCAGCGCCGAGACGATCACCACGGCCGTGGTCGACAGCGTGCCCGATGACTACATGACGGTGCGGTTTACGACGGCCAGCTTTGCGCCGCCAGCTGCTGCCCAAGTCGACGACTACTACCGCGACGGCTCGATCATCTGGACCAGTGGCGACAACGTAGGGCAGGTCAGCCCCATCGTGGGCTTTACCTATAGCACGCGGGAATGCCGGCTGCTGATCCCGACTCTGCAAGTCATCGCCGCGGGCGACGAGGCCGACGTCAAGCCGGGGTGCAATGGCCTGTTCGAAACCTGCAAAGACAAATTTAGCAATCAGGCCAACTTCGGCGGCAGCGACCTTGAGCCTACCGCTAGCAACATTCGAGAGCCGGTCATCGAATGATCCTGTGGCAGGACTACGCAGACGCAGCTCGTAGCCTTGTCGGCGCGACGGTCAGGCATGCTGGGCGGATCCCTGCGTCTGGTTTGGACTGCGTCGGCGTGCCCTACGCCGCAGCCGTGGCCGCCGGCCTTGAGCTTGGCCAGACGCCGCTTTACAGCCCGCAGCCAACCGAGGACGAGCTGCTCGAGGGACTGTCTCAGTTCTGCGACAAGGCCGAGGACACGGCGACGGCGCACATCTGGCAGGTGCCGTTCCTAGGCGGCGCGCGTCATGTCGTGGTGCCGCTTGAAGACGTAGATCGCGGCACGCTGTGCGTGCATGCGTGGTCACCGCGGAACCGTGTTTTGCAAGGTGTGTGGCGCAGACAAGCTGTACAAGGTTGGCACATTAGGGGCATCGAATGGCGTCAATAGTAGCAGGTGGTTTGGTAGCAGGGCCCTTGGCGTCCGTGCCTTACGTTGGCTGGGTTGTAGGTCTTGCTGCTTCAATCGTAGACAGCACGGTCATTTACCCAGCCCTGGCCGGTGACCCTGAAGAAGCGAAACAGCCGCAACTTGCCAGCCTGCCAACCACGGAGCAAGGCCCTGGATCCCCGCGCACCTTTGCTATCGGTGCGCGCATGCGTGTGCCATCGCACGTCATGTATCAGAGCAGAAAAGAGCGCGAGGAGGGTGTGGGCGGTGGCACCAAGGGCGGCACGTCCGTGACACTCAAGCGTGTTTACGTCAACGCTCTCATACATCTGAATGATCGTCAGACTCAAGAAATGACGCAGCTGATCGGCAACGGGCAGCTGCTTTTGTTTAACGACCGCAACCTGCTGCGAATTGAAACGGAAAGCCTGAGCGCGGCTGTGTCCGGTTCTGACGTGCAATTCAGCATGATCAACGCATCAGACCCGGACTTCACTGACACCTTCAAGGTGGGAGATCTAGTACTCCCAGACAATTTTCAACGAGTCACGGGGCCGACCTTATTCAACCAAACGTATTTTGAAGTCGAAGCTCTAACGCCAGCTTCAGGTTCTGCTGGCAGCACGATGACGGTCTCGCCGATTAGCGGGCAATCCGTCACAAGCCTGAGCTACAGCGGCGGCACGCCATTCTCTCCGGCCAAGGTAACGCGCGTCGATGATTCTGTCGGTGGCAGCAACATCACGTTTATCGTGCTTGGCAACCAAGCTGGCGATGCCACTGCAGTTCGCATCATTAGCCAACAACCCAACATACAAAACGCGGCGCGCGTTTTTGCGGTCGGTGACACGGTCGAGGTTCACAATCTTGAGCTTATACCATCAGGCGGTGGCTCAACGTTCACGCAGGCTATCACTGGGAACGTCGTAGGGTTTGTGACGTTGTCGTTCGGAACAGTGGTAGACATTGATATCGAAGACGGTCTGGCTGCGGCCAATGCTGTGTGGACGGCAGACCCAGTGTTCCCACAAACCCCCAACCTATTCCCAGGCCGTTTGCCGCTGGTAACGTTGGCCGCTGGCACGCAATTCGCGACGGGCGTATTTCCGCCTACGTTTGACCAAGACGATTACTATAACGAAGGACGCCAGACGCAAGGGCAGCCAGCCGTTTTGGTTGCAGATTACGGCAGCGGTAACACATCCTCATATAGAGGCATGGCGTCGCAGGGTTTGGCAGATTGCTATGTCAGCGCGTTTGGCGATCAGTTGCCGACCAACCTAGAGGCAATCCTAAGCATCGACCCAGCCATGAGCTGGCCGCAAGCTGTAGAAATTATTATTCAGCGTGGCGGACTAAAAAATACGCAGATCGATGTCAGTCAAGTCATGCAGCGCCCGTTCCGCGGTGCGTATGTGCGTGGCGTTGCGCCTGTCGTGCAGCAGCTGCAGCCCTTGCTGTTGGCCGGGCAATTGGTAGCGCAAGATCGCGATGGTGTCGTGCATGTTTCGACCATTGATAACTGTGATTCTGTACGGCTAGAAAATGGCACAAGCCTGACGGATTTAGGTTCGACCATATACGGGCAGGCTGACAGCATCGACAAGGTGCAAATGGAGGACAAACCGCACGCCGACTTGCCGACTAGCGTAGACGTGCGTTTCCAGGATCCGGATAGCGCACTGAGCAACGCGCATGTGCATTTTGGGCTGCGCAATCCCGAGGGTGCGGACCATATTAACGAGCAGCAGCTTAATCTGTTGAACATGGTCCTGACCAAGCGCGAAGCTCGGAACCTAGCAACAACGACTATGCGTCGAGCCTACGTCAATCAACGTACGTATCGCATGACGCTGCCGTCGGCATACCTGCACCTGCTTGAGAACGATCTGATAACGTGGACCGACGACGAAGGCAACGACCTGATAGCACGCATTATACAACGCGATATCGGAGCAAATTTTCTCGTCAACATCACAGCCGTCAGAGAACTCACGGGTTTGGATGTGGTGGGTAGTCCCGTGCAGACTTCAAGCACATATGTCTCGCAGCAAGTCGGAGCGACCGCAAACCTGCTGACCGTGCCAATCGATGGGCCGGCCATCGACAACGCGCACATCACGACGCCGGGCGTCATGCTGGCGGTCGCCGATTTGAGCGGCACGCTGCAATCCGCCACGGTCTGGGAGAGCAAAGATAGCGGCACCTACGCGCCGCAGGGAGTCGTAGGCAGTTCGGCCGCGGTGGGCCTGCTACTGGGCACGCTGTCGCAGCAAAACCCCAGCGAGGAATACGGCACGACGACCGTGACCCTGCGCAGCCAGACGGTCGACGTGCTCTGGCTAAACCAGGGCACCCAGACGCTGGCCGCGTGCACGCAGGCGCAGGCCGAGGCCGGCCAGAACTGGTGCGCGCTGGTCAGTTCAAGCGATCCTTCGGACGTTGAAATCGCAGCCTTCACGACCGTGAGCGTGAACGCAGACGGCAGCTACACGCTGGGCGGTTGGCTGCGTGGCCTGCGCGGCACTAGCGGTGCGGAGCGCGACACCATCTACTACATCGTGATGCTCAACCAGAGCATCGGCGGCCTGTTCTTCCGGGAGTTTGTGGGGCCGACGCCGAGCTCGCTGGACTACAAGGTCGTGCCGGCGGGCGGCGCGCTTGAGACGACGACGGCAACGCCGTTCAGCTCGCCAGTCTTTGGCAACGTGCTGCCGCTGCCCGTGCGCAAGATCACGCGCACCTACAGCGCGACAACGGGCACGCGGTTCGAGGTCGAGGACGGGTCCGGTATCCCGACGCACTGGGAGCGCACGGTGCTGCCGCTGGGCACGCAGCCGCCGCACACGCTGGACGAGCCCTTCGAGGCTTACAAGTTCACCATCTACCGCGGCGACGACGCACCTAACACGGTATTCGACACCTACACGCTGGACAGTCGGCGCACTGGCTCGGCGACCCTGCGCGACCGCTTCTTCGACTTTAGCGACACGCGCGCCTCAAGCGCGGGCTACACGCCGGGTCCGACGGAGACCTACACGATAGGCATCCAGCAGATCGGGCAATACGGCAGCAGCCGCGAGATCAAGGACGACATCTAGATGGCGGACTTCACGACACGCGACAAGGTCACCCTGCTCAAGGACTTCCTCAACGTCGTCGGCACTGAGACCGAGGGCGTCGAGGTCAAGGTGACGCGCGACGCCGACAACGGGATGCGGTTCTATGCAGAGCCGCAGGTGCTGGTCGACGTGAAGAACGACAGCGGCGCGCAGATCGACAAGGGCACGCCAGTCTACGTTTCGGGCGAGCACGGTGGCAGCGGCAAGCCTACTATCGAGAAGGCGCAGGCTGACGCCGCGGCGACGATGCCAGCCATCGGGCTGCTGCTGACAGATCTCGCAGACGGCGCAGAGGGCTACGTGTTGGCAGCTGGCACGCTGCTGAACCTAGACACCGACACGCCGGCCTGGGACGCGGGCGACGCGCTCTACGTCAGCCCGACGACAGCGGGCGAGCTGACGACCACGCGGCCGACAGGGGACACGGAGCTCGTGCAGAAGGTGGCGCTGGTGACGCGGCGGCACGCGACCGCGGGCAGCGTCATTGTCATGGGCGCGGGCCGGACGAACGACACGCCCAATGACAGCTACTCGGGCCGCTACGACACCGAGGCCGAGACCGCGCGCAGTGGCGCGACCACGACAACCGAGATCTACTACACGGCCCGTCCTGACGGCGACGGTTACGCGGAGAGCGAGGTCACGACCAGCACGCCTGCGGGCGCGGTTATCGAGCGCAGGCTCTACTATTCCGACAAGTTTGACGCCGACCCTGACACGTCAGGCGATTGGACGGCCTACACGACGCAGCCCGCGGACGATACGGCGTTCGCCACGGCCAAGGCCGCACTGCTTGCGGGCCTGAGCGACACGGACGGAACGGCCAACACGCGCGGCACGCTGCCAGTCTCGCTGAAGATGGAGCACCAGTTCGTAACCGATCTGCTGCTCGAGGATTATCCTGGCGCAGAAGCTGCATACAGTGTGCGGAAAATTAGCGGCGCATACACCGGCAGTGCATTGCGCGTGCGCGAGGATAGCGGCAACACTGAGACGGACATCGGGTTCGACAGCAACGGTGAGCTAGACGTTGCTGCCATCGCTTCGCACTGCGGGACCGCCAACGGCTACGTGGTCACATGGTTTGACCAGAGTGGAAACGGCCTTGACGCGACGCAGAGCACCGCTGCAAATCAGCCGCAAATCTATAATGGGTCAGCGGTGATCACAGAGAACGGCAAGCCCACGATCTATTGGTCAGGAGGGCAACAACTAAACTTTACCACTGGTGCCCTAGGTGGCGTATTCGCTGATCTCTTGGCGGTTGGGTCAATAGATACGTATGGAATCAGTGGCTCCTCGTTGCTGGTGCAGAACAACGCGGTTCCATTCGCTTTTGGCAACGGCACCAACTTCCACTATCAAACTGCATCGACGTATCTTGGCATAAACATCGAGGACGGACAGCAACGCCTTCTGGAACTGTATGGCTCTGCAACAGTAATGAAGGCGAGATACGATACTGTCGAATATGTCCACAATAAGACAGTGGGTGCCATGCCAACGGGCAGCTTAAAGTATGCGATCGGCAGATACGAGTTTTCTGCTAATCGCAACTGGATCGGCAACATCACGGAAATGATTGTTTATCCGTCAGACCAAAGCACCAACCGATCCGGCATCGAATCTAACATCAACACCTACTACTCGATCTACTAATGAGCCACACGATCTACCTTCCGGTCGTGCC